CGCCGCAATAAGAGCTGAGAATGTTGTCTCAATTTGAGCAGTAGGAATAAAGTGTTGTACAATACTCTTTTTGCTTCCTAATTCTGGTATTGACATGAGAATAAGATCTCCTCGACGCTTATCATCTAACAGGTCAACCTTAGCAGCGTAAGGAAACTGTTTGAGATTAATCTCAAATTGTTCGCCTGAACCCCAGTTCACTAACTCAACACGTGTGGCTTTTGCAGCCTCAGCAATAACGTGCTTATTAACAATGACAAAGTTGCCTGTAACGGACAACAAAGAACCAGGTAAAACAGTACCAGTAGAACTAGTACAAAGAATTCCGAAAACGTGATGTGCGTAAAGGTCCAAAACGTCCTCGTTTTTGTGCAAAATGTCGATTTCATCTCCTCTTTCGGCCAGGAGTTGAGCAGCATATTCATCCTTCGGTTCAAGGTTCAAACTGTGAGCAAAGGCGCCAACAACTGCGCGGCCTTCTCTAGGTTCATCGGCTTGATCACTTCCGAAGTTGTTGTTCAAAAACATACGGGAACGAAAAGATCTATGTTTCGAAGAAGGTCCGCTACTAGAATTGGACATCCCTCCATGACCGGGAGAAGGCTGAGTATACCAATCATGAGCAATGTTGAACAACTCTTTAGCACCAACCACTAAACCAATAACAGTAACAAAAGCAGAGGCGGTAGTGGCATACATGAAGAAATCGTTCAAAATTTCTTTGCGCTTCTCAAGCTGTTCAGTATAAGTATCAGGATCTCCGTCTTTTTCATCTTCGAAGAAGCTGATCTCGTCGTCACTGAGAAGACCAGAATTATGGGAAATTTTTGTGGGTTCACTCAATCCAACAGAACTAAGAGTCTCCCACATGCTTCGAATATAGGACGTGACGCCAAGAGCATCTGCCTCTGGACCAGGAGAAATTTCGTCTTCTTCGTTTTGCTCATAGAGATCGAAACGTGTTTCTGGTTCCGTGTCATAGTCATCATCGCGCTCAAGTTTTTGAGGTTTTGGTTTATTCGCAGCTTTCTTCCCACCGAATTTCGAAGGATCGAAGTTGTCGAAGGCGGCCAAGGCATCATCAGGACTGAATCTCTTGATACGATGCTCCGAAGGACACATGCGTTCATCAGTGACTTTCCTGTAAAGTTCCATGAATTCACGGAAGTTCAAATCACGACCAACATAAGAGCGATCGGAACAATATTTAACATGAAAACTAGTAAGAAAATAGCGAATCTCTCTCGTGGCAGTTCTCTCATCGAAAGTATAAATAGGATTTGCGTTGGTTCCAACTGCAACAACATAATCTTTCAAACCATATTCTTGAGCTTTGGCATGATCGATAGAAACTAGGACATGTAAATCCTTGCGAGAATGAATTGCCTCAGAATTGACTAAGGAAGAAACGCGCTGCTCTCTGTTTAAGCTGGCTGTAATAAGCTTCGCGCGACTAAACACACCTCCTTTAGTGAACGCCATGTTTAAGGGAACCGGTTCGTCAGAAACCAGGTTCAAGAAATCGCAAAAGTTAGGATTCGGTTTAGAAGCAGAATCAGTCATACAACCAAAATCATCAAAATCGATGATAGACTGACAATTGTAATCGCTCCAAAATTCCGAGGTGGTTCTGCGATAGACTGCATCTTGGATCTTTTGAAATCCTGAATTGTATCGGTTGAAGAAGTCAGTGTGTAACAGATTTACTAAACGACTTTTACCAATACGAGTGGGACCTTCAATAAAGATAGTAGCAGGGCGAGTTGATTTGTCGGCATGTTGAAAAGCGAGAGCTCCACGTTCTCTCAAAGCTGAATCGTGCTTGTCAAGTTGACTGCGCAATCCCATAACAATGTTTCTCTGTTTGGAATTGTTACGTAAACCAGATTCAAGCGCAACCAACTGAGCTCGAACTCTCAGAAATGCCTCGCAGCTATTCCTGTTTTGAGCAAATGAGTCAATATCCTTAACGATATCTTCTTGAATTTTGTATCCTTCAGACATAATCTTGTTCTGCTCAACATCAAAACCAACTGAATCGAAACCATAGAACATACGTTCGAACCAGCTGGAAGCATAAACAAAAATTTTTTCGATGAGGGAAAATACTGCAGACCATCCTTGAGGCAATGAAGTCCAAGAAGGCATAGAATATTCACCGTGAGCAAGAGCAACGAGAGGATCAACTGAAAGACCAAATGAGGCGGATAGAGCTACATATACCGCAGCCCCAACGAAACTCGGAAAAGCGAGATTGACGATATTGCCATCTTTGACTAAGGTAACACCCTTGCGGGCAAGACAAGAGGCGAAATTGGCTAAAGCCAAAACAATGCGCTGAAAATAAGAACTAGTTACACCAAGATAGGCGACTACCATAGATAAAAAAGCAGTAAACAACTTCCAATCAATGAAAATAAGAACAATTCCAAAGAGGAGCATGACCAAACCACAGAAATATTTCAGATATTTCGCCTGGTTTAGTATGTAATCATCGATAGAATTCCTCCCAATCTGTAAAATACTTTCATCAATGTATTGTCGGCAACTGGAAAAGAAGGCAGTAAATTTTGAAGACATGGTAGACCACAAACTCATTGCTTTGAAGAACAAAGTTCCGACGATAGATTGAGTCTCACCATTTTTAGAGGAAAATATTCCGTGGGCCTGAGCCTGATCAGAAGCATACAATGATAAACTCTTCTGTATGGATGATACACAAGGAACTCTCCATTCAGTACCATCACAATGGTAAACCGAACGAGGATTGGACCACATAGCAGAAGGGACAAAAGTAGGCTTCCATCCTTCGGAAATGAGATGCAAGATACGGGCGTCAGAGCTAGTCTTTTTGATGTCTAACATGTTTTCGCAATGTACTGCAAGGGCAACGTGTACTAATAGATCATAGTAAACGGAAGATCTAGTACTTTTCTGTACCAATTCACTGAGATTTTTCTTTGAAAATTTGGCAAAACGAGGTGAAGGACTGTTGTACCACGCCGGAAGCACGCATGGGGTCTGTTTTCGCGTACGACCGTGAGCTACCGCAGATTCAAACATTTTGACATTGTAGTCCAAAGTAAAACCACAAGTTGACAAATTGATATCATAACTGGGGAAATTATTTCGCCAAGCAGCGAAACAAGATGGATTATAAAGGGCAACAAACAAAGGCAGGATCGCCTTCGGAATAGTTACACAATTCTGAGGGTAAACAACTCTGTTTGCAAACAGATGTTGAGCCAATGCGTTTACCGAAGAACTGTTTCGTATTCCTTCAACGAATTTATGAAAGGCGACTTCACGAAATTGATCGTCACCAAGCACACATTCGTTGGTATACTTCCTCAAAGCGTACTTGAGGGTCGAATTAACAATTGAGGGAGCGATTTTGGTGTCAAATCGCCGCTCTACAAGCTTGAGAATAGATTCGGTGTCGGGTTGCAACCTTAAGACATCCATAAATCCATAATCATGTTCGGAGCTCTTTTGAGCAAATGCCATTCTTTCAATATTGCAATATTGAAGAAAAGCGTTGAGTGTTAAAGTGCTGGATCTCTCTTCCAGCGTCGAGTTAATAGTGTAAGTGTCCATATTCATATGGCGT